ACTTTGACTGGTATACCAGATTTATACGTGGTTTATCATTCTAAAATGATTAATAAACCCGTTTGTTTTTGGCTCGAATTAAAAGCCAATAACTCTAAGAATTGCAACGTATCAAAGTACCAATTCAATTGGATATTAAAGCATAACAAGGCGGGGGGCGTTGCCTATATCCTTAATAAGCCCCTCGAGGAGCGGGGGCTTAAACTTTATGGGGTTGAGCCGTGCAACGTGCTGACTGAGCAATTAAGCGTAGATTACAGCGTCACTGGCGTGGCTAACGTACTTGAGTACATAGCCAAAAAACATTGTAAGGATTAGATTATTACCGATAATCTTTACTTATCACTTATGATATAATGTAATATAATCTAATAAGATTGAGCCGTGAGCCGTGACTCTCGAGCCGTTGAGGCTCAATAACCAAGCCACAATAAAAGTTTTTTAATGCAACTTTTACGGGAATTTTTTAAAAAAAGAGTAGCTTTCCGAGGGACTATTGTGCAGGACTTATACATGCAGTATGGTTGATTTTACTATGGAACCTAATTTAACAAATGTTGACCTGTTAACTACGGATCAATTACGGGAGAAAGTTGAGCGTGCATGGATCCAACATATCAAGCTGTGCCAGGATAATTTTTTATATTTTGTTAAAGAGATGTGGCCTGACTTCATCTTTCGTAAAGAAACTGATAGGACCCGTTGGGGACACCACCAGATCATCGCTAATCAATTCACTAAGATAGCGAATGAAAAGAAAGGGAGGCTCATTATCAATATGCCACCACGTCATACTAAATCTGAGTTTGCTTCTATTTATTTTCCTGCATGGATCATAGGGAAGTTTCCTAAGATGAAATTAATGCAGGTGTCACACAATGCTGAATTATCTGGAAGGTTCGGTAGTAAGGTTCGTAACCTAATTGATTCACCACAATATAAACAAATCTTTGGTGATGTAAGGCTCAGAGAAGATTCTAAAGCTAAAGGACGTTGGGAAACAAATCACGGCGGTGAGTATTATGCTGCGGGTGTTGGTGGTTCCATTACAGGTCGTGGTGCAGATTTATTAATTATTGACGATCCTCATACAGAACAAGACTCATTGTCTAATACTGCTATGGAGCGAACTTATGAATGGTATTTATCAGGACCCAGACAGCGATTGCAACCAGGTGGTTCCATCTTGTTAGTTATGACTAGGTGGGCTGAAGATGATTTGACTGGTAGATTAATTAAGGCTCAAGCAGAACCTAAAGCAGACAAGTGGAAGTTAATTTCATTTCCAGCAATTTTAGATTCAGGGACTCCTGTTTGGCCAGAGTATTGGGGTTTAGAAGAATTAGAAAAAGTTAAAGCATCATTAAGTATTAGAAACTGGTCTGCACAGTATATGCAGAATCCTACATCTGAGGAAGGTGCAATTATAAAACGAGAATGGTGGAAGCCTTGGAAGTTTGATGACATACCAAATCTACATCATGTAATACAAAGTTATGATACGGCGTTTAGTAAAAAGGAAACTGCCGATTATTCTGCTATTACTACTTGGGGAATATTTCAACCTAAGGAAGATCAGCCTTATGCAATGATATTGTTAGATGCCATTAAAGGTAAATTTGATTTTCCAGAATTAAAGAACATAGCATTTGAACAATATAAATACTGGGAACCAGAGACAGTACTCATTGAGGCTAAAGCCTCAGGACAACCTTTACTACAGGAGTTTAGAAGAGCGGGTATTCCTGCTGTAGACTTTAGTCCTAATAAAGGAAATGATAAGTTTACTAGGATAAACTCATGTGCCCCTGTATTTGAAGCGGGAAATGTTTATTACCCAGATGGCGAAAAATTCGCTATGGATGTTATTGAGGAGTGTGCTGCGTTTCCTCATGGCCAATATGACGATTATGTGGACAGTACTACTCAAGCCGTGTTAAGATATCGTCAAGGAAGCTTTGTTAGTACATATATGGATTATGTGGAAGAAGAGCGTCCACCAAAAGAATACAAATATTATTAGGAGATAATTATGACACCAAAACAAAGAAGAGAACAAGATATATTTAAAAGAAAAACTAAAGCAATTTCTGAAGGTGCAAGAGGTATTAAAGGTAATATTTCAGAAAGAGAAAGAGAGTCTCTTGGAGAACAAATGCCTATGAGTGGTATGGGTCTTGAAGACGAAACTTTAGAACCAGGAAAAGAATACTTAGAAAAAGCTAAAGGCGGAATGACCAAAGGCCAAAAGAAAGTTGGCAAAGTCATGCGAGAATTTAAAGCTGGTAAATTACATTCAGGTAAAAAAGGACCCGTTGTAAAAAATCCTAAGCAAGCAATTGCTATTGCATTATCAGAAGCTGGTATGTCCAAAAAGAAAATGATGGGCGGCGGTATGATGAGTGATGGTGTTTCTAAAAAAGGTTCTGGTATAGAAATGAAAAGTAAAGGCGGCATGATCCGTGGTCAGGGTATAGCGATTAGAGGTACAAAATTTAAAGGCATATTTTAATGGCTGGTGAAAAATATTACAAAGCAGAAAGAGAAAGACAAAGAAAATTTCTTGAATCTGAAAAAGCGTTAGAAGAGAATTATAAAAAAGAAAGAAAAAAAGAATCTGACTTTGAATATTTAAATTCATTATTTAGAGAAGACTCAACTAGAGAATATAATCCAGTAGAGCATTATGAAAAAGGTGGTATGAATAAATCTAAGAAAAAAATTCAAAAAGCTTATTTAGGTAGAGCTGTAAGACAACCTACAGAAACAGATACTGAATTTGAAATTAGACATGAATACCACACACCATTTAAAGGACCACAGAAAGCTCAAGAAGGTGGACTAATGGATCAACCTCATTTGAATTACATGGGTGCAGCTAAAGGTAAATTTATTGCTAGAGGCTGTGGCAAGGTAATGAATGATAGACGTAAAAAAACCAAAATGTATTAACTTTACATTAGTGTAATTTAATATAAAAGATTTGTATGGCAATTGAAGATAACAATCCAATAGGAGAAATAGATCCTTCCGTTGTACAAACGGATATGTCTGTTCCAGCAGAGCCTGTAGATATTCAAGTTGAAGGACAAGAAGTTCCTGTAATGGAGGAACCTAAAGAAGATTTCTATCGTAACCTTGCAGAAGACATGGATGATAGAATGTTAGATAAAATTTCTTACACACTATTAAATGATTACAAACGAGATAAAGAATCTAGACAAGATTGGGAACAAGGTTATGTAAGTGGTTTAGATCTATTAGGATTTAGATACAGAGATCAAACAAGACCTTTCCAAGGAGCATCAGGCGTAACTCATCCATTACTTGCAGAAGCGGTTACACAATTTCAAGCACAAGCTTATAAAGAATTATTACCAGCATCAGGACCTGTTCGTACACAGATTGTAGGCGAAGATGATCAAGAAAGAGAAAACCAAGCTCAACGTGTAGAAGATTTTATGAACTTCATGTTAATGGAGAAAATGGAAGAATACACTCCAGAGTTTGATCAGTTATTATTTTATTTACCACTTGCAGGATCTGCATTTAAAAAGATTTATTATGATGAGATTATGGAACGTGCAGTATCTAAATTTGTACCAGCAGAAGATCTAGTGGTTCCATATTACGCAACAGATTTAAAAGAATGTGAAAGAATTACACATATTATTAAAATGTCTGAGAATGATATTCGCAAGAAACAAGAAGCTGGTTTTTATAGAGATATAGAATTACAAGAAACGAATCCACAAGAAAGTGATATTCAAAAGAAATATAATCAATTAGAAGGCACACAATCTCCAGGTAATAATATAGATTTTCAATTTAATATATTGGAGATGCATGTAGACTTAGATCTAGAAGAATTTGAAAAAACTTCTAATAGTAAAGATAAAAATGTTAAGATTCCATATATTGTAACTTTAGATGAAGGATCACAAAAGATATTATCTATTTATAGAAACTATGAAGAGAATGATCCATTAAAGATTAGAAAAGATTATTTTGTACATTTTAAATTTTTACCAGGTTTAGGATTCTATGGATTTGGATTAATTCACATGATTGGTGGATTATCTAGATCAGCAACTCAAGCTCTAAGACAATTGTTAGATGCTGGAACATTAGCAAACTTACCTGCTGGATTTAAAGCTAGAGGTTTAAGAATTAGAGATGACGATCAACCATTCCAACCAGGTGAGTTTAGAGACGTAGATGCACCAGGAGGAAACATTAAAGATCAATTCCAATTACTTCCATTTAAAGAACCTAGTGCAACTCTGTTTCAATTAATGGGTTTTTGTGTTGAAGCAGGACAACGTTTTGCAGCAATAGCAGATATTCAAGTTGGAGATGGTAATCAACAAGCAGCTGTTGGAACTACCATTGCATTATTAGAAAGAGGTTCAAGAGTAATGTCAGCTATACATAAACGTTGTTATTATTCTATGAGAACTGAATTTAGATTGTTACATAAAATATTTGCAACGTACTTACCACCTGTATATCCATATGCAGTTTATGGTGGAGATCGTTTTGTAAAACTTACTGACTTTGATGACAGAGTAGATGTTATTCCAGTTGCAGATCCAAATGTATTTTCTTTAGCACAA